GTATTAGTAAATCAGAGGGTGGTAATAAACCAGTAGGTGGAAACTATAAACTTTCAGCAAATAGAACACAACAACCTTATTTCAACTATGGTGATGTAGGTGGAGCATCTCGTTTCTTTTATTGTCCAAAAACTTCTAAAACTGATAGAAACGAAGGGTTGGATGGGTTTGAAGAAAAGAGAAAATCTCATATAACATCGCAGAACTTTGAAAATGCATTAACGGGAGGAGGAAATACTCGTAATCCTTATAGTAAAAATAACCACCCAACTGTAAAACCAACTGATTTGATGTTATATCTCATTCGTTTAGTAACTCCAAAAGGTGGAACAACTCTTGACCCGTTTATGGGTAGTGGTTCAACTGGTAAAGCAGCAGTTAGAGGTGGGTTTGATTTCATTGGTATTGAAATGGATGAGGAATATATAGAAATAGCTACTGCTCGTATTCAATACGAAAAAGATAATCCTTACAACGAAGAAAAAGGAGAACGAGTAGAAATAAATAAAAACCACGAAAAGTTTTGGTAATATGAGATTATTATTAGGAGATTGTTTAGATAAACTGAAAGAACTTGATGACAATAGTGTAGATAGTATTGTTACAGACCCACCTTATGGTTTATCATTTATGGGAAAAAAATGGGACTATGATGTTCCAAAAAAGAAAGTTTGGAAAGAATGTATGAGAGTTCTAAAACCAGGTGGTTATTTACTTGCATTCGCAGGTTCAAGAACTTATCATCAAATGGCAGTTCGTATTGAAAAAGCAGGTTTTGAGATTAGAGACCAAATAATGTGGATATATGGTTCAGGTTTTCCAAAATCACTCAATATAGGTAAAGCAGTTGATAAACAAGGTGGAAATTCACTTGGCAAAGAAGTTAGTGAACTTGTAAAGAAAAAAAGAATAGAAATGGGATTATCTACTATACAATTAGCCGAACTTGGTAAATTTTATGGAAAAAAAAATCACGGAGGTACTGTATCAAATTGGGAAAGTGGCAGAGGTAGTATAACACCAGAACAATTTAACAAACTTATAGAAATATTAAATTTAGAAAATAATCCAATTATTGAAACTAAAAGAGAAGTTTTAGGAAAAGTAAAAACAAATCTTACAGTAATGCAAAATATCGGTGGAAATTCTACTGCAGGTGAAATAGAAGTAACCAAAGGTAATAGTGAATGGGAAGGTTGGGGAACTGCTCTTAAACCAGCACACGAACCGATTGTTATGGCAAGAAAACCACTTTCAGAAAAAACAGTAGTTGATAATGTGTTGGAATGGGGAACTGGTGGAATAAACATAGATGGTTGCAGAATATCGACTGATGAAGTTATAACCAATCATAGTAGGGGTGTTGAATCTGCAATAAGTAAGGGAAAATATGGTGATAGTAAAGAACAAGAAACTCACCAAACACAAGGACAAACTCTTGGTAGATTTCCCGCAAACATAATCTTTGATGAAGACGCAGGTAAAATACTTGATGAACAGAGTGGTATAACGAAATCAGGTGATTTCACCCAAAAAGGTCAAAGTAGTAATACAGAACAACCAAGTGGTTGGAAAACATCTAATAGAGAGTTTAAGGTTTATAAAGGTGATAGTGGTGGAGCATCTCGTTTCTTTTATTGTCCAAAAACTTCTAAAACTGATAGGAATGAGGGGTTAGATGATTTTGAAGCAAAACCAATGGCTTGGGGTAATCAAGCAAAAGCTGAACTAAAAAGAGGTAATCTTGAGTTTAAGGGGAAAGGAGATGGAACTAAACACAATAAAGTTTCTATGAGAGTAAATAACCACCCAACCGTAAAACCAACAGACCTAATGTTATACTTAATCAGATTAGTAACTCCAAAAGGTGGAACTACATTAGACCCATTTATGGGTAGTGGTTCAACGGGTAAAGCAGCAGTTAGAGGTGGGTTTGACTTTGTTGGTATTGAAAGAGAAGATGAGTATATGGAGATTGCACAGGCAAGAATCCAATATGAACAAGACAATCCTTACAATGAAGAAAAGGGAGAACGAGTGGAAATAAATAAAAACCACGAAAAGTTTTGGTAGTACTATCAAAATTAGTAAACTATATAAAAAATATTTTAACACCTATTACTTTTTTTGGTGGAAAAATATCAAAAACAAAAAAGTAAAAAAATTAACTTTGGAAATGAAATTTTTTCCAATATATACAATAGTTATAAACACCGAACAACATCGAGGTGTTCGGTTTTTTAATTTAATTAATTTATAAAAATCAAATTTATGGCAAATTCAGAACAAATTTTCGAAGAAATCAAAGAACTATTCTCTCAATTTGAAGAGAATCACAACTCATCAACCAAAGCAGGTAAATCAAGAGCAAGAAAAGCAATCGGTGAAATTAAAAAATTAGTAACTGATTACAGAAAAGCATCGGTAGAAGAAAATAAGTAATTAGAATGGAAGTTCTTGAGTATCTCAAACATCATGTAAAAACAGACCTTGCTCCATCACCTATACATGGGATTGGAACTTTTGCACTAACTGATATTGAAGTTGGTGAACCGGTTTTTATGTTATGGCCACATGAAAGTAGAGTTTATACAATTGAAAAAAGTGAGTTCGAAGAACTTCCAGACTATTCAAAAAAAATGATTCTTAAATCATATCTAAACAAACCTGAATATCCTGTTATTTGGTTTAGATTATTTAAGGACTCTTACTTTAATTTAGCAAATCCTTTAGTTTATACTAATACTGCTGAAGATGATGCAAATTTTGATTCGGTAAAAAGACTTGCAATCAAACCAATTAAAGCAGGAGAAGAAATATTAGGAAACTATAAACTAAAAGACACATTGTTATGACATTTGATGAATTGATTGGAAACATCACCCAATGGGCTGATGATAAGGGAATACTTTTTCCAGAAAACGCACCTCAACAATCAATGAAGGTGATGGAAGAGTTAGGTGAAACAATGGGAGCAATCCTAAAACAAAAAAATACAGATGAAGTTATCGATGGAATCGGTGACATATTTGTAACAGTTATTATTTTAAGTAAACAATTAGGGTTAGACCCAACCGAATGTTTGGAATCAGCATGGAATGAAATCAAAGATAGGAAAGGTAAAACCGTAGACGGTACATTTATTAGAGAAGATTAAAATATGAGTAATTTTGTAGATAGCACAGCAGAAAACGTAAGATTCGTAATTAAGAGAAATGGTGAAAAAGTTTCATTTGAATTAAGTAAAATGAAAAGTGCAATTACCAAAGCTATGGAAAGTATCGATAAAGTAGATATGGAAATGGTTGAAAAGATTGCAAGAAGTAGTGAGATAACTCTTTACAGAAATCCAAGTCATATCCCTCATGTAGATGAGATTCACGATATCGTGGAAAACAAATTGATGGATAGTGGTTTGAATGATGTGGCAAAAGAGTACATTATCTATCGTTCAAAACACCAACCAAATATCTTTAAGAAAAGAGTAAATCTTAAACCATACGAATATCCACAATTATTGGATTATGTTGATGCTATCAGACACTCATATTGGGTTCATACTGAATTCAACTTTACATCAGATGTTCAAGACTTCAAAGTACATTTGAATGAAAAAGAAAGAACTGCAGTACAAAGAGCTATGTTAGCAATCTCACAAATTGAAATTGCTGTTAAAACTTTTTGGGGAGATATCTACAAGAAAATGCCAAAACCTGAGATTGGGGCAGTTGGTGCAACTTTTGCTGAATCGGAAGTTAGACACGCAGACGCATATTCTAATTTAATTCAAGTTTTGGGATTAAACTCAGAGTTTGAAAATCTTTTACAAGTACCTGGTATTAGAAAAAGAATAAAATACTTAGACAAAACAATTTCTGCAAGTAGGTCAATCGAAAACAAAGATTATTTTGAATCGGTTGTTTTATTCTCTATGTTTATTGAGAATGTTTCATTATTTTCACAATTCTTAGTAATCATGGCTTTCAACAAATACAAAAATGTATTGAAAGGTATGAGTAATGCAGTTGAAGCAACATCTAAAGAAGAAAAAATTCATGCAGAGTTTGGGTTTGATTTGGTAAATCTAATCAAAAAAGAAAATCCTTCTTGGTGGACTGATGAACTAAAAGAAGATTTAGTTGATGCAACTTTAGATGCTTATGATGCAGAATCGGATATTGTTGATTGGATTTTTGAAAAAGGAGATTTGGATTTCTTAACCAAAGAACAAACTTTAGAATTCATTAAACATAGATTCAACGAATCTCTAAATGCAATTGGTGTTGATAGTGTATTTAGTGTAGATAATAAATTGTTGGAAACAACTGAGTGGTTTGATGATGAAATCTTAACCACAAAACACACCGATTTCTTTAATAAAAGAAGTATTAATTATAGTAAAAAACAAAAATCAATCACATCAGATGATTTATTCTAAAAACAAGTTATAAAAATTATGAACGATAGACAACCCTTTGATTGGATTAACGAAGAATCCATTACCTTTTTACAACGAGGATATTTAAGTCAAGGTGAACAACCTTTAGAACGAATTAGAACAATTGCAGACCATGCTGAGAAGTTATTAGGAATCGAAGGATTTGCTGATAAGTTTTACAATTACATGGGTAAAGGGTGGTATTCACTATCCTCTCCAGTATGGGCTAACTTTGGTAAACAAAGAGGTTTACCTGTAAGTTGTTTTGGTTCAAACATTGGTGATAACATCGAATCAATCCTATATACTCAAGCCGAAGTTGGTGAAATGTCAAAAATGGGAGGTGGTACTTCGGGTTACTTTGGTAACATAAGACATAGAGGTGCTGAAATTACTGATAATGGGCATGCTCCTGGAGCAGTTCACTTCATGAACTTATTTCAATCAGTAGTTGATAATATTTCACAAGGTTCAACTCGTAGAGGTAGATTTTCACCTTACTTACCAATTGAACATCCAGATATTATGGAGTTCTTAGAAATTGGCACAGAGGGGGCAACTATCCAAGACTTAACTCACGCAGTAACCGTGACAGACCAATTTATGGAAGAAATGATTGGTGGTGATAAAAAGAAAAGAGCTGCTTGGGCAAAAGTAATCCAAAGAAGAGGTGAGATTGGTTATCCTTACATTATGTTCCATGATACCATGAATAAAAACACGGTTGATGTGTATAAAGATAAAGGAGCAACAATATATAACTCTAATCTATGTTCAGAGATTGCTCTTCACAACTCAGAAGAAGAATCATTCGTTTGTGTACTTTCATCTATGAATGTTCTACATTACGATGAGTGGAAAGATACTGATGCGGTTGAAGTGATGACAATGTTCTTAGATGCAGTTGTAACTGAATTCCTTACAAAGATTGAAGATATTAGAGATAATGGTACAATCGAAGGTAAGAGAGGATTCTTCTACTTAGAGAAAGCATACAACTTCGCAAAAAGACAAAGAGCATTAGGTTTAGGTGTTTTAGGATGGCACTCACTTTTACAATCAAAGGGATTACCATTTGACACACGAGAAACTGCTAAATTAAATGTTGAGGTATTCAAACTAATCAAAGAAAAATCTTACAAGGCATCGGAGGAACTTGCAGAAATGTTTGGTGAACCTGAATACTTAAAGGGATATGGTAGAAGAAACGTTACCCTGAACGCAATTGCCCCAACAACCTCATCGGCATTTATTTTAGGACAAGTTTCACAATCAATTGAACCAATTTGGTCAAATTGTTATGTGAAAGATGTGGCAAAGATGAAAGTAACAATCAAAAATCCAGTACTTAAAAAATTATTGATAGAATTAGGAAAAGATACTAAGTCAACTTGGGATAGTATTAAGAAGAATGATGGTTCGGTTCAACATTTAGACTTTTTAACTGATGAACAGAAAGATGTATTCAGAACATTTGCCGAAATTAATCAATCTTCAATTATTAATCAAGCAGCAGTTAGACAAGATTTCATTGACCAATCACAATCGTTGAACTTAATGATTTCACCTGATATGCCAACTAAAGATATCAACAAATTGTTGATTGATGCTTGGAAGTTAGGAGTAAAAACTCTTTACTACCAACACTCAATGAATTCAGCACAGGCATTTGCAAGAAAAAAATTAAATATGAATGATTTACAATGTGTTGCTTGTGAAGGTTAAAATTAAAAATTAAATAATAAAGTTATGATAGAAATTAAAAAATTTGAAGCAGATTGGTGTGGTCCTTGTAGAATGTTAAAACCAACATTTGAAAAATTACAAGAATCATTTGGAAATTCCGTAAAATTTTCGTATATTAATGTAGATGAAAACCAAGATGAAGCATCGAAGTATTCAGTTCGTTCAATTCCAATGGTAGTGATTGAAAAAGATGGAGTTGAAGTACAAAGAATGGTAGGTGCACAATCGGAGTTAGCATATAAAAACGCATTAAACGAAGTTTTATAAAGAATGCCAATACTAAGAGGTCAATCTCATCCATCAGCAAAACTGACAGATGAGCAAGTTTTACAAATAAGAAGGTTGTGGAATATGGGACACCGAAATATTCGAGTAATTGCTCGAAATAACAAAGTCTCATCTTCTAATATACTGAAAATTGTAAAAAATGAAACTTGGACACATCTAAACGAGTTTTGGTCTGGTAGTTTGTAAATTTAGAATTATGACAGAATCTGAAGAAATTGAAGAAATCTTAATGGAATCTCACTCTTATGGGTTACGAGTAGAGGTAATGGAAGAGGCTTCAAAAATTATGGGAAGTAATCCAAAAATGAGAAGAGTTGATGCATATCAAGAAGCATTTTCAACTCTTATTAAAGAATAATTACCAATTGGTAAATGGTTACATATGGAAATAAATAAAATCTACAATGAAGATTGTCTGGTTACTCTGTCCAAAATGGAAGATGAATCAGTTGACCTTGTTGTTACATCCCCACCTTATAACAAAAATCATTGGATTAAAAATAAAGTTAGAGGTAAAGATGATTTTATCCGAAAGATAGAATATTCTACTTATGATGATAACCTTCCACAAGAAGAATATGTGGAGTGGCAAAAGAAAATTATTTCAGAATGTCAAAGAGTTCTAAAACCAAATGGTTCTATATTCTATAATCACATAGACATTATGTCTAACCATTTAACAATTCATCCAAGTTTTGTATATGACTTTCCACTTAAACAGGTAATTGTTTGGGATAAATGTGGAACTCCTAAAATTGACAAAACTTATTTCTTACCATTTACTGAATGGATTTTTTGGATTAAAAAGAACAAAGAATCAGTTCCTTACTTTGACCGAAACAATGCTTTATTCAAAAAAAATATTTGGTCAATACCAAGAAGTCAAGAACCAAATCACCCTGCACCATTTGCAGAAAAGATGGTAGAAAATGTAGTCCTGTCTTGTAGTAGAGAAGGTGATTTGGTTTATGACCCTTTTATGGGTAGTGGTACAACTTATAGAGTTGGTAGAAAACACAATAGAAATGTAATAGGAAGTGAGATTAGTGAAGAATACACTAAACTTGCTGAAAGTAAAGTTACTAAACACGAATTCTTTTAATGGATATAAACACCATATATAACGAAGATTGTTTAGAAACTATGAAAAGAATGGAGGATAACTCCATTGATTTGGTGGTTACCTCACCTCCATATGCTGATAGAAGAAAAACAACCTATGGTGGTATTCATCCTGATAATTATGTTGAATGGTTTTTAACAATTTCAGATGAACTTAAACGAGTTCTAAAACCAAGTGGGTCATTTATACTAAACATAAAAGAAAATGTAGTAGACGGTGAAAGACACACTTATGTATTAGAATTAATTATTGAAATGAGAAAACAAGGTTGGTTATGGACAGAGGAATATATGTGGCATAAGAAAAATTCATTTCCTGGTTATTGGCCAAATCGTTTAAGAGATGGGTGGGAAAGATTATTACACTTTACAAAAGAAAAGAAGTTTAATATGTACCAAGACCAAGTTAAAGTTCCTATTGGTGATTGGTCAAAAAACAGATTAAAAAACATAAGTGAAAAAGATAAAAAACGAGTTGAATCAGAAACAAATAGTGGTTTTGGTAAAAACATCTCAAATTGGGTAGGTAAAGATATGGTATTACCTAACAATGTTTTATATATGGCATCTGAAAGTAGTAATAAATCACATTCTGCGGCATTTCCTGAAAAACTACCCGAGTTTTTTATTAAACTTTTTACCAAAGAAACTGATTTAATATATGACCCATTTATGGGAAGTGGAACAACCGCAAAAGTTTCGTTTGAATTAAACAGAAATTTTATAGGTAGTGAATTATCAAAAGATTACTATAAAATATCAAAAGAAAGATTAGGAAAAAGTAAAAATGTAAAAAAGTTTTTCGAATGGAAATAAATAAGTTATATAATGGTGATATATTGGATATGTTTGAAAAAACACCAGACAGTCTTATTGACCTAATCGTAACTTCACCACCTTATAATGTTGGTATTGATTATGATTCATGGGATGACCAAAAACCAATAGATGAATATTTTCAATGGGTAGAAAATTGGTTAAGTGAATGTTATAGAACTCTAAAAGATGATGGTAGAATTGCTATAAACATTCCTTATGAATGTAATATGGGTGAACGAGTTATGATTTCTTCAGAGTATTGGCAAATTATGAAAAAGGTTGGATTTAAGTTTTTTGGTTTAGTTGACTTAGAAGAAAATTCACCACATAGAGTTAAAACAACAGCATGGGGTAGTTGGATGTCTCCATCATCACCATACATCTATAACTCAAAAGAGTGTGTAATACTTGCTTACAAAAATTCTGCTAAAAAATTAGAAAAGGGTGATAGTCAATGGAATTATACTGAAATGGATGTAGATGGAAAAACTAAAAAAGTTTATTCTCAAGAAGATAAAGATGAATTTATGGAATTGGTATTTTCTCATTGGAAATATCAAAACGATTCAAGACCACTAACCAAAGCAACTTTTTCTCAAGATATTCCTGATAAAGCAATAAAAATATTGACTTATAAAAATGATTTAGTATTGGATTGTTTTTCGGGTAGTGGAACAACAGCATTATCAGCAAAAAAGTTGGGAAGAAATTATATAGGATTTGAGTTATCTAAAGAATATCATAAAATATCTGAAGATAGAATTGAAAAAGTAGAACAATTAAAAAGAATAGAAAAGAAATCAAAAGAATTCTTTGATTATTAAAATATTTTTCTTATCTTTGTAACAATTAAAAAAATATAGATTTGTATCAGAATTGCTATTATCAACGAGAAAAAAACCTAATGCATATTTGGGATGATAAGCAGGGTTATCGTTCATTCCCATATACTCGATATGCTTATGAAAAAGCAAGTAGAGGAGAATATACTACCCTATATGGTGATACGGTAACCAAAATATACAAATTCAAAAAGGATGACCCTGATTTGTTTGAATCCGATGTACCCGAAACTACGAGAGTTTTAGTAGATACTTATACTGATTCAGATTTACCATCCGAGGGTCATGTTATTCTTACTTATGATATTGAGGTTGAAATGTTGACTGGATTACCCGACCCAGAAAAAGCAGATAATGAATTAACATCAATCGCACTACATGATTCGGCAACTGACCAATATTGGGTGTTGGTTATGGATAAAGATGGTAAGTTATTAGAAAAGAAAACCGATAAAGCAATTGTACTTCCTTTCAGAACTGAAGAGGATATGTTGATGAAGTATTTAGAGTTGTATGAGATGATTAATCCAACAATTGTAACAGGTTGGAATATTGATTATTTTGATACTCCTTATCTTTATAATAGAATTGTTAAATTATTAGGTAAAAGACAAGCAAATAGATTATCACCAATTGGTGAATGTTTTTGGTCTCCTTATCGTAAAAGATATTTTATGGCAGGGGTTTCTTATTTGGATTACATTTCACTATATAAAAATTATAATTACGGTGAATTAGATTCATATCGATTAGATTCAATTGCTCAGAGAGAGTTGGGTAGAAAGAAGATTGAGTACGATGGGAATTTGGACATTCTTTTTGAAACCGATATTGAGAAATTTATTGAGTATAACTTAGTCGATGTGGAACTTGTTGTAGAGTTTGATAGAAAACTTCAGTTCATTGATACCGCACGAGGTATTTGTCATGCGGGTCATGTTCCTTACGAAGATTTCGTTTATTCATCAAAGTATTTAGAGGGAGCACTTCTAACTTATTTGAAAAGAAAAAACATTGTAGCACCAAACAAACCTGCTGATAGACAGGAAAGGATGGAGGCACTTAGGGAGAACAAAGAAGAAAAGTTCATTGGAGCATATGTAAAAGCACCCATCGTTGGTAAGTACGAATGGATTTACGATTTGGATTTAACATCACTATACCCATCTATTATTATGACGGTGAACATTTCACCTGAAACAAAGATGGGTAAGATTGAAAATTGGGATGCGCAAGATTACATTAAAGGAAAAAGAGAAAGTTGGATAATTAATGGTGATACGATTACACAAGAGAATCTAAAGAAGTTTTTTGAAAGAAGTAAGTTCTCGGTAGCATCAAATGGTGTATTGTATCGTACTGATAAAGTGGGATGTATTCCTGATATTTTGGATTTGTGGTTTTCACAAAGGGTTGAGTTCAAAAACAAAATGAAAGAATATGGAAACAGTGGAGAAAAAGAAAAATACGAATGGTATAAGAAACGTCAGTTGGTACAGAAGATTCTACTTAACTCTTTATATGGTGTGCTTGGTCTTCCTGCCTTTAGGTTCTATGATGTTGATAATGCTACCGCTGTTACCACAACGGGACAGACAGTTATTAAATCAACTGCTGATATGGCTAACATCAAGTACAACAAGGAGCTTAATACTCCTAATGCTGACTCTAATATATACATTGATACTGATTCTGTATTTTTCTCAGCTGCTCCACTTTTAGACCATAGGATTCCAAATTGGAAAGATAGTGAGCAAGATACTATTGCTGGATTTGTAAATGATATTGCAGGTGAGATGCAAGATTATCTAAACGATTTCTATAATATTCTTTCGGAAAAAGTATTCAATGTAGATAAGGATAAACACCGATTTGAGATTAAGAAAGAGTATGTTTCCAAATCAGGTATTTGGATTGCAAAGAAAAGATATGCTCAATGGATTATTTCAGATAATGGTGTACCTGTTGACAAGTTAGATGTAAAAGGATTAGATGTTGTTCGTTCTTCATATCCAGCAGCATTTAGAAAGTTTATGAGTGAAGTTCTTATTGAGATTCTACGAGGTGATACCGAAGAACAACTAACAAACAAAGTTCACGATTTCAAAAAGAACTTACCTAATATGGATGTGGTTAAGATTGCAAAAGCAGGTGCAGTAAAAAACTTATCAAAGTATATGCCTAAGAAACGAAATCAAACAGCAATGTTTCAATTTCCATCGGGTTGTCCTGCACACGTTAAAGCATCAATCGCATATAATCAATTACTCACCCACTTTGGGGTTCAAAATCAATACGAACCACTAAAAGATGGTGATAAAATTAAGTGGGTTTACCTTAAACAAAATCCATATGGATTGGATGGGGTAGCAATGAATGGTTATAATGACCCTCCACAGATTATGGAGTTAATTAGTACTTACATTGACCACGATAAAATCTTCGAAAGAGAACTTCTAAAAAAATTAGAAGATTTCTATGGAGCATTGGATTGGGGAGAAGTTTTATCCTCAAAAAAGACCGCTGAAAAGTTTTTCTCTTTTTAGTTGGATAATTAAAAAATATTTCGTATATTTGTAACACTTAAAAATAAATCTTAAAAGTAAATTATGGAAAAAGTAAAATTTGATGGTTTCATCAGTAGATACAATCTCGGTGGAGAGGTTGAATCAGTAATGGTTAAATCTGAAGATTCTAACCTTTCTGTTAGAATGATTTCAGATGATAAGACTCTTTTAGGAGATGTAACTGTAACTAACACCGATTTTCCTAATGGTGAATTTGGTATTTACACAACATCTCAATTAAAGAATCTATTGGGTGTACTTGATAGTACAATCGATGTAGAAGAAGTAACTGGTGCACTAAAGTTCTCAGATAAAGGAACTAAGATGCAGTATATGTTAGCAGCACCATCGGTAATTCCATCAGTACCTGATTTGAAACAATTACCAAACTTTAATGTAGAAATTACATTAGATGATGACTTTGTAAACAAGTTCATTAAATCAAAAGGTGCATTAACTGATGCAGACACATTTACATTCACTTGTAAAGACAATAGTGGAGAAATTATCTTAGGATATTCTTCAATCAATTCAAACAGAATTTCAATTTCGGTTGATTGTACTTGTGAGGGTGATGTTGAACCAATTGCATTCTCTGCAAAATACTTAAAAGGTATTCTTACAGCAAATAGAGGTTCTTCAAGTTCATCTCTAAAGATTTCATCAGATGGTTTAGCACATCTAAACTTTGTTGATGGAGATTACACAAGTAATTACTATCTTGTCGAAATTAAATAAATAAAATAATATGACTGAAGACTATAATAATCCGTTATATGGTAGGAGAATCCTACATATAATGTCACCTGTTAGGTGGAGAGGGAATAAATTTCAACATCATGGTGACTCTAACTATAAAGTTATGGTAAAGACTATTAAGTTTTTACCACAATGCCATCATACGGTTTTAGTACCAAGAAACAACAACATTCCCGATTTGGGTAAAAATGTTAATTTAATACCTTTCGATTATTCTCAGTCAGTATTATCTAATCGAGCATATTTTAATGGTAAAGAACTTGCCAATAGAATTGTTGATTGGAGAGGACAAGATTTTGACTTTATATTTAATCACCAACCCGAACTTTTGTATAATGTAGTTAATTCACTATTATCTTCAAGATATGGACTAACTTTAGAGTGTTTTAATTTCTTTCATTGGGTTGATTGTCCTAAGAGTAGGGTAACCGATGGATATCCAGAAGGATTCTTTAGACAATTAGAAGCAATCAGTTTTGCTCATAAATCATATTTTCATTGCCCTGTTTCGTTAGATTACATGAAATCTAATTGGGATAAAAAAGAATACACGGTATCTGGATTAAATGAAAAGGTTATGAATGAAAAGATAAACTACTTTCCATTGGGTGTAGGTGATTTTCCAAATTCAGAACCAGTAGCAGTACCTCCTGGTAAAAAGATTCTTTTATTTAATCACAGGTGGAATAACACAACGGGTATTCAAAAATTGGTAGAGTATACAAAAGACTTAGATAGAGATGAATGGTTGGTTTGGGTTACTGATGAAAGTGCTAAGAAACCAAACTCTGGTAAACCTGCTCCTAAATGGATGTATGTTAAAAATTTACCAAGTGGTGGTCAATATCGTTCATTGATTGAAAAGTCTTTTGCTACACTTTGTTTTGTTGATAATTATATGACTTGGAACTTATCTGTACAAGATGCAATTAAGTTAAAAAAACCAAGTTTAGCATTCAAACACCCAACTTATGAATATGTATTGGGAGAAAACTATCCATTATATTTTTCATCAAAAGAGGAGTTTCATGCGTTATTAAACAAAATACCTGAGAATAAATCTATTGATTGGGAATTACCTCCACATGACCAAAATTTCAAAGATAACTTAGTTAATGATTTAATTGATGCTTTGGAAAATAGTAAAAAGAAAAAAACAACCAAAACAAAATATGGTGTTGAGTGGTTGTATCATATTTTACAAGGAAACGGTTATAAGAAAAATCTTTTACACAATAGTCATCCCGATTTACATAAGAGTAATGCATGGGAAGGTATTAGACAGTGGTGTTTAGATAGGGGAGTTAAAGACACACCCGATGAGATTTATACAAAACTTTGGATTCCAGAAGAAAACAAAGAAGCAGTACAAAAGATTATAGATGAAGCAGGTAGTGTGGACTATAAAGGTGACCCATTAGGTGAATCAAAAAAAGACCCAAAATGGTCAAAAAATTATTCAGATAATAAATTCTTTTAATAGATAAAAATGGCATTTTTCGAAGAAACAAATAACGAACAAGTAGATAACTCTTTATGGGTGGAGAGTTATAGACCAACTACATTAGAAAACTATGTTGGTAACGAACACCTAAAAGAAAAAGTAAGTGGTTATTTAGAAACTGGTGATGTACCACACTTACTTCTTTATGGTAGAGCAGGAACTGGTAAGACTACTCTTGCCAAATTGATTGTAAAATCATTGGATTGTGATTATATGGTAATCAACGCATCTGATGAGAACAATGTGGAAACTGTAAGGAATAAAGTAAAAGGATTCGCATCATCAATGGGATTCAAAAAATACAAAATTATTATCTTAGATGAGTTTGATTATATGTCTCAAAACGCACAAGCAATTTTGAGAAACCTGATGGAAACATTCTCACAACATTGTAGATTTATTTTGACTTGTAACTATGTTGAAAAAGTGATTGAACCAATTCAGAGTAGATGTCAAACTTTTCAGATTATTCCACCAACTAAAAAAGATGTAGCAGTTCAAATTTCAAAGATTTTGAATAGTGAAGAAATTCAATTTGAACCAAAAGACTTAGTTCCTATTATTGATAGTGGATATCCCGATATTCGTAAAATTATCAATACTTGTCAGTTAAATTCTATTAAAGGTAAACTGAAAGTAGATACTCAAAATCTTTTAGAAAATGATTATAAGATGAAAGTATTGGATATCTTAAAATCTTCTGATGATAAGAGAAACAAATATATTAAAACAAGACAAGTAATAATCGATAGTAGAGTAACTGATTTTTCGGAACTATTTACTCTATTATATGAAAAGGTAGATGAGTATGCTCCACAAAATACAGCAAATGTGGTGATTTGTCTTGCTGAAGGTCAAAATAGACACTTTAATGCTATTGATAAAGAAATTCCAATGGCAGCAACTTTAATTGAAATTATAAACTTAATCTAAGATGGCAAAAATCGTAGGAATGGGTGGTAACAAACCACAAAAAGCATCAGAACAACCAACACAACAAGCAAAGATTGATTTGGGTAAATCAAATCCTGTGGTATGTGAACAATGTGGATATGATATCTTTGTAGATGGTTCAAAATTCAGAAAAATATCTAAGTTAGTTACAGGAACTCCACAAGATGTAGTTGTACCAATCGAAGTATTACTTTGTGGTAATTGTGGTGAGGTTTGTGAAGAACTTCTTTCACCACAACTAAAAATGTTAGAAGAATTAGATAAGAAGAAGCAAGAAGAGAATGCCTAAATCGTTGTTTGACCACATAAAAGCAATTACCAATGAACAAGACCCTAAGTATTGGGATAAGTTAGAGGAAGCTGATAAGAAAACATTTTCTAACTATATGGTACTTCGTTTTCTCTCAATGAAACATGAGTGGATTGAAACTATTGCAACAGTTCAACCATACCTTCAAGAAGTTCCACCAAAAGCAATGTATCTTGCTTTGATTGACTTACTTCCAAAAGGTAGACACTTTATGAAGTACATGAAACCAAAAAGTTCAGATAAGTACGAGGGTTGGTTGGTTGAATTAGTAGCAAAACATTATGAGGTATCAAAATTGGAATCAGAAGATTACTTAAAGATTTTTTATTCAACAAAATCTGGTAAAGAAAAAATACTTCAATTGTGTGAGGATTATGGTACAGACCCAAAGATTATTAAGAAACTTAAAATAAAAGTTTAATGTCAATCGTTATAGAATCTCATAAGGGAATAGAGGTTCTTAGAGATGACCTTTTATCTGGTGGAACTAAATCAGTGCTTCTAAAAAATATATTAGATACCACCTATGATGAATTTGTTTATCCATCACCTGTTTATGGGGCAGCTCAAATAGCATTATCATCTTATTGTAAATCCATAGGTAAACAAGCAACTATCTTTTGTGCAAAAAGAAAGAAATTACACCCAAATACTCAGAGGTGTTTGGATTTGGGAGCAAAGGTAGTTGAAATACCCTATGGATACCTTCATGTAGTTCAGTATCATGCTAAAAACTATTGTGAAGAAAATGGAGCAATGTTACTACCTTTTGGATTTGATACTGAAGAATCAAAAAACCTAATAGCAAATAGAACGAAAGAAATCATATCCGAATTGGGTTACGAACCCGATGAGATATGGTGTGCATTGGGAAGTGGTGTTTTGATGGAAGGAATAATCAGAGGAACAACCACATCTAAAATCAAAGCAGTTCAAGTTGGAAAAGAATACAACATAGGTATTAGACAATTTGAAGAAGGGTTTAATCGATTGGAAATATTCAAACATAAACTACCATTTGAAAAGAGTACAAAGTTCAAATCGGATTTCCCATCAACACCAAACTACGATTTGAAAGCATGGGAAATGTGTGTAAATAATAGTAGTGGAAAAGTATTATTTTGGAATGTTTTTTAGTAAAATGTTTGGATAATTCAAATCTTTTTTGTATATTAGTATCGTAATTGATTTGATATGACAAACCTAAAATTAGAAAATTTATTAAAAGAAAAGTTAAATAACTTTGAACTTTCCGAATCCTTTGGTCAAAGGGCAGTTGGGGATAAATTAGAAGCAGATACTGTTGATATTCTCAAAGAAATAGTTCCTAATAACTTAGTAGAAGCAAAGAGTAAAAGAAGTATAGATGATTTTACTTTGGTATTTGATGGTAACATAAATTTATATGATACTAAAACTCACTTTATTCAAGATGGAGATGGGTTTTCAATGCCAAACCTAATATCAGTAAAAAGACTAAAAAAGGTATTAGAAGATGATTCTAAGACACTTTCTTATGTTTTTATTGACTATGTTAGAGAAGGTGGTAAAGTCATCGTAAAAGATGTTCATATTAAGTACATTTGGGAACTCGATTGGTCAATCCTTGGTATAGGAGCATTGGGAAAAGGTCAGTTGCAAATTAAAGATGCAAATAAAGATTTAGTCTTTACTGATATGGGTAAAGAAAAATGGTTTGAAATTCTAAAAACTAAAGTTGTAGAGTTCTATAACAAAGAACTTATAAAAATACAAAAAGAATTAACAACTTGGTAATTATTTGGATAATTAAAAAGTTTTTTGTATCTTTGTAAGATAAATAAAAGATTATGGCAAAAGTAAGTTTCTCTCAATATCAATTATACTCAACTTGTCCAAGGGCATATAAGTTGAGATATATCGATAAGTTGGGAGAATCATCTGCCAACATTTATACAATTTTCGGAACTGCTATTCACGAAACAATTCAACATTTCCTTTCGGTGATGTATGGAGTTTCTAAGAAACAAGCAATGGAAATTGATACCGATAAATTGTTGTTGGATTGGATGAGAAAAGAATACATCAAAGAGAACGAAAAGTTGACAGAGGGTACAATATGTACTCAGTTAGAATTGGAAGAGTTCTATGGTGATGGCAGGAGAATTTTAGAATGGTTCAAAAAGAAGATTGATAAGTTTTACACAAAGACTGGATTTGAGTTAGTGGGTATTGAATTACCACTAAATGCAAAAGTAAAAGAGGGTGTAAACTTCATCGGATTTGTGGATATCGTAATGAGAGATTTATCCGATAATTCAATTATCATTATTGATTTGAAAACATCAACAATGGGTTGGAACAAATATGCTAAAGCAGATAAATACAAAAACGCACAAATAGTTCTCTACAAAAAATACTATTCAGAACTATTCAATGTTCCTTTGGAAAAAATAAAAGTGGAGTATCAGATTATGAGAAGAAAACTCTACGAAGATGCTCCTTTCCCAATTCCATATATGTCAAGACACGTTCCTGCTAATGGTAAACCAACTGTTAATAAAGTTTACAAAGAATTTATGGACTTTGTTAATGAGGTATTTGATGATGAGGGTAAGTTTAATGATTTACCATATCCAAAAGTACCTGGTGAACGTAAAAAGAATTGTAAGTTTTGTGAATTCCTACAAAGAGGAATTTGTGATGGTAAAGTTTAACGGAAAATAAATATCTATATACTTATATATAAATGTATATAAAGTATGTAATATGGCACACGCAGAAACTAAACTAACAACTGTCAAGATTATAAAAGGTGTATACTCAAACTTTAAGAGAGTTTCTTTTGAATCCGATGTAACACTTCAAAAATTAGTAAATAGAACAGTTGAACGATATGTAACCGATGAAGATTTTAGAAAAGAGATGAATGAGTATCTAAAACTTCAAATTTCAGGTTCACAATTTTAATAAAAAGTTATTTTAACAAGTTATGAGTAAAAAGAAAAAGATTCTACTTCTTTCAGATGATTTAAGAATGGCAAGTGGTATTGCCACAATGTCTAAGGCACTTGTTCTTGGAACTGTTGATAAGTACGATTGGTTCCAAGTTGGAGCAGCAATAAACCACCCTGATAAAGGTAAAGTATTGGATGTATCACAAGACATTCAAAAACAAACTGGTGTAGAAGATGCATCGGTTAAAATATTACCTTGGACTGGTTATGGAAATGCAGACTTGGTTAGACAAATCATCAATTCAGAGCAACCAGATGCTATACTTCACTTCACAGACCCAAGATATTGGATTTGGTTATATGAGATGGAGCATGAAATCAGACAAAACATTCCAATCTTATTCTACGCAATTTGGGATGATTTACCAGACCCACTTTACAATAGAAATTATTACGAAAGTTGTGATTGGATTGGTTGTATTTCAAGACAAACTTATGGTATCGTATCTCGTTTGACAAGTAGAACCGATAAACCAACTTGGAAACCTCATTCGGATTGGCAAGTATCTTATGTTCCTCACGGTATTGACCCAAATGAATACAAACCAGTAGATGTACCTGTTGACTTCAAATCAGAAATTCTAAAAGAAAAAGATTATGATTTTATTTTCTTTTGGTCAAATAGAAACATTCGAAGAAAACAACCATCTGATTTGATAATGGCATTTGATAAATTTTGTAAGAAAATTGGTGAAGATAAAGCAAGTAAAGTTGCTTTAGTAATGCACACACAACCAACTGACCAAAATGGAACAGATTTACCACGAATTGTAGAACACTTAACTCCTAATAGAAATGTAATATTTTCAGACAAGAGAAGAAGTACTACCGAATTAAATTATCTTTACAATATAGCAGATTGTACAATCAATATCGCAGGTAACGAAGGGTTTGGGTTAACAACCGCAGAATCAGTAATGGCAGGAACTCCAATTATGGTAAATGTAACTGGTGGATTGCAAGACCAAATAGGTTTTAGATATAAAGATAGTGGTGAACTTGTAACAGCAGAAGATTACAAAGAAATTGGTTCATTACACGAGTGGAGAAAGTGGGAAGACAAAGTAGAACCAGGTGAATGGGCAACTCCAGTATGGAGTCGAGCACAAACTATGGCAGGTTCTATACCAACCCCATATATTTGGGATGATAAGGTAGATATTTTCGAGTTAGCAGAAAAAATGGAAGAAGTCTATAATACTCCAAAAGAAACTCTAAAAGAAAATGGATTGAAAGGTAGAGAAATGTTCAAAGGTGAAATGGGATTAGTAAACACTAATATGTGTCAAACTTTGGTAGATGGTATTGAAGGAACCTTTGAAAATTGGAAACCAAGAAAAAGACACGAACTATTCAAAATTTCATAATATGATGCACATTAAAAAATCACAAGAATATTTCGAAAAATTCAGAAATAAAGATATCAGAGGATTATCTCATCTATATTCACAGAATATACATTTATTGGATTGGAACATTAGTGTAGTAGGTAAAGAAGAAGTTCTAAATGCAAATACATCACTCTTTGATTTAGATTTTACTTTAGATGTACATACTATCCACCATTCCAATAATAAAACATTTAACGAAATTACAATTACAATTGGTGAAGAAAAGTTGGAAATTATGGATGTAATTACTTTCAATGAAAATTACCAAATTACAAATATTACCGCATATAAAAGATAAAAAGTTATGAGCAAACCTTTATTAGTATATCAAGCACCTGTATTTACCCGAAGTGGTTATGGTGACCATTCGAGAGATATTTTGAAAAGTTTATTCAAAATGGATAAATACGATGTAAAAGTTGTACCAACTCGTTGGGGAAATACTCCACAAAATCAGGTAGACCCAACTTCTGAATTTGGAAAACAAGTATTTTCTAATGTAGTAACTCAAGTAGATAGAAAACCAGATATTTTTATGCAGATGTCTGTTGCTAATGAATTCGAAGCAAAGGGTAATTACAATATTGGTATTACTGCTGGTGTAGAAACTACTTTGATTCCAAGGGAATTTATAGATGGGTCTAATAAAATGGACTTAGTGATTGTACCATCTCAGTTTACAAAACAAGTGATGCAACAAACAGGTTACCAAGAAAAGAATAAACAAACGGGTCAAGTAATAAATGAACATAGGATTACAAAACCAATTGAAGTTCTTTTTGAGGGAGTTAACACATCAATTTATTCAAATCCAAATGTTGAACTTTCTGAGTTAGATAAATTAGAAACTGATTTCAACTTTTTATTTGTTGGACATTGGTTAAAAGGAGATTTAGGACAAGATAGAAAGGATATAGGTATGGTAATTAAAACTTTCTCAACGGTATTCAAGTACTTACCAAAGGATAAAAGACCTGGTCTTATTCTAAAAACATCTCATGCAGGGTTTTCAGTAATTGATAGAGAAAATATTAGAGAAAAAATTGAAAATACCGTAAAATCATTAGGAGTAGATATTCCTAAAATTTATTTACTACATGGTGATTTATCTGAAGATGAAATGGCATCTTTGTATCATCACCCAAAAGTAAAAGCAATGGTATCCTTTACCAAGGGTGAGGGTTATGGTAGACCACTTGCAGAATTTGCAACAACAGGTAAACCTATTATCGTTAGTGGTTGGAGTGGTTATACTGATTTTTTACCAAAAGAAAATACTGTTTATTTAGATGGTTCACTTACAAATGTACATGAATCCGCATCAGATAAATTCTTGTTAAAAGAATCACAATGGTTTACTGTAAACTACTCGGATGCAGCAAATAAATTATATAAAGTTTTTAACGAGTATGATTCATTTTTGAAACAATCTTCGGGATTAAAAACAAACATTGAACAAAACTTTAACTTAGATAAAATGGATGAGGTATTTGTTGAGATGATGGAAAAATATACATCATCGGTTCCACAAGTAAAACCATTTAACTTACCTAAGTTGAATAAACAAAAAATGCAGTTACCTAAACTTAAAAAAGTATAATGAATTATTCACCACAATATAGGTTGTTACAAGAAGGTTCGGGAACTCGAATTGCTAAAACTAATATAAAACCATATGGTGTTTATAAGATTAGTACTTACAAGTATGCCGATGGAAAATCTGGTAGATTAGCAGGTACTGAAGAAACTATCATATTTGTAACAGGTGTATATAAACGAAAAGTATCCGCACTTAAACTATCTAATATTATACCAGATTTCTTTTTCAAATGGTTCAAAAAACTTGGAATACAAAATACATCAAGTTTAGACCGTGATGAACCTATTGGATTATATAGGATTGGTAAACCTTATGATATTGGTGGACAACGAGTATACAATGCTTATGTAAAAAGTGTTCCTAAATTTATAGGAAAGGGAGCAGCGTATAGAACTTATAATTTAGATGGTATTCAATATGCTACTGAATTATTTTTTAATAAAGAAACATTAAAGAAGTATTATGGTTAGTGTTACATACGCAATTACAGTTTGTAATGAAATAAATGAGATTACAAAATTAATAAACTTCCTTCATCCAAGAATTCAATCAGATGATGAGATTCTGATTCAATATGATGAAGGTGGTGTTACTGAAGATGTAAAGGGTTATTTACGAATCATCAATGATTTACATGATAATGTAAATGTGATTGGATTCCCACTTAATAAAGATTTTGCATCTTATAAAAATAACTTAAAGAATCATGCTCAAGGTATTTTTATTTTCCAAATTGATGCAGATGAATTACCATCTGAATATTTGATTACAAATATGCACGATTTGTTAGAAGCAAACAAAGATATTGATTTGTTCTTTGTACCAAGAGTAAACACAGTTGAAGGATTGACACAAGAACATATCCAAAAATGGAGATGGAATGTAAATGAAAAAGGATGGGTGAATTGGCCTGATGTACAAACAAGAATCTATCGTAGAACTTCTGAAATTGAATGGGAAGGTAAAGTACACGAAAGAATCAAAGGTTACAATACAATGACTTATTTACCATTAGAAGAACAATTTGCATTGTATCACCCAAAAGATATCCAAAGACAAGAAAAACAAAACGAGTTATACGAAACTATATGAAAGTAGCATTTCTAACTGAAATGGGATTTGAGGGTGTTATTCCAAATACTCACCCCAATGCGAGAACAGAGTTTGCTTGGATGAATGCTTTAGATGCAGTTCACTATCCTTTAGCAAATTATAAATCTGTTAGTGATTTTGATGTAGTTTTTATAATTTTTCCAAAAGGTAAATTATTCTTATCTGCAGAAGGTTCAAAGATAACCGATGGATTAAATCCTGCTTCAAATTATTTACAAGAACCAATTGTTGATATTCTTAAAAGTGTTAATAAAAAAGTTTATTATATCCAAGAAGGTCCTCATTGGTGGTGGAATGATTATGAAATTATAGACCAGATTCAGTTTTATAATTTTTTAGCAAAAACTGATGGTATATTCGCACACAATGAATCAGATATAAACTATTATAAGGGGTTATTTCCTTCAAAGAAAGTTGAAGTTATACGAACTCTAATGATTGAAAATTTAATAAGAGGTATTTCTTCACAACCCGAAGATAAAGTTTTAATCGGTGGTAACTTTGCAAGATGGTATGGTGGTTTTGAATCCTATATGGTAGCAACCGAATTTGGTGTTCCTATTTGGGGACAAGAATCTCATGCTAAGAGAAGTAACGAAGGAGCAATGGAAGATTTGAATCACTTTGATAGGATGGTTTGGATTGATTGGATGAAAGAAGTATCTAAGTTCAAATATGCAGTTCATTTAATGCCAACGGTAGCAGCGGGAACATTTTCACTTAATTGTGCATACTTTGGTATTCCTGTGATTGGAAATGTAAAAGTAGATACTCAAAAAACTCTACATCCACTCACATCGGTTGATGTTGATGATGTTAAAGGTGCAAGAGAACTTGCTAAAAAATTAAAAGAGAACAAAGATTTTTATAATCAATGTAGTAAATTAGCAAGACAACAATATGAAAGTTATTATACCAAGAAAACTTGGTTAACTGAAATGAAAAATAAGATATGATTACAGTTGTATTAAATGGTTATAAGAGAGGTGAAAACCTAAATGAACAATTAGAAGCATTAAAAAACCAAACCCTACCACCAGATGAGATACTTTTGTGGTATAACAATCCAGGTGATAATGATGATATAAACTATGATATTGGAACCGAAATTCCAGTAGCATATTGTAATTACAACTTTGGAGTTTGGGCAAGATTTTATTATGCTTTTAATGCAAGAAATCCATATATTTGTGTATTTGATGATGATACAATTCCTGGTAAGAAGTGGTTAGAGAATTGTATGAATACAATGAAAACTCATGAAGGTTTATTAGGAACTGTTGGTTTAGTTTGGCCAAGACCAAATCCACCTGAAAATTCTTCATACTACGAACCTTATGCAAGAGTGGGATGGCCTGATAGAGGTAACAATACCGAAGTAGTTCAAGTTGATTTAGTTGGACATAGTTGGTTCTTTAAGAAAGAATGGTTATCTCATATGGTAAGAGAATTACCTGACCCAAAGTACAACACTTGTGGTGAAGATATGCACTTCTCATATATGTTACAAAAGTACGCAGGTATAAAAACTTATGTACCACCACATCCAATATCAGATAAAGAACTATGGGGAAGTCTTAAAGGTGGAACTTATGGTGGAGATGAGAACTCTTTATGGGAGACCAATCAAGCAAATGTTGAAGGAACACCTTTCAAACATTTAATGAATCAATATTTTAGAGAACAACGAATGAAAGGTTGGAAATTGATATATGAAAAATAAACCAATATTACTTTGTTTTGGAACAAGACCAGAGTGGTTAAAGATTAAACCTTTAATCAAACTTATGGATAGTAGTGAATATAAACTTCTATTTACAGGTCAACATACTGATTTGTTAAAAGATGTAGAGGTTGATTATCAAATCAATATGACTACAACTTACAATAGATTAGATTCAATTATATCAGACTGTATGTTTCAGTTCCCAAATGGAGATTTCAGAGGTGTATTAGTACAAGGTGATACTGGTTCTGCTTTTGGGTGTGCTCTTGCTGCATTCAATAGACAAATCAAAATCTATTATTTAGAGGCAGGATTGAGAAGTGGTGATTTACAACATCCATATCCTGAAGAGGGTTATAGACAAATGATTGCAAGAATTGCAGATGTAAACTTCTCACCAACCGAATTATCGGCACAAAATCTGAAAGATGAGAAAGTACATGGTGATATTCATGTGGTAGGTAATTCAGTATTAGATAACTTAGTGGATTTTCCAAAACCTACAATGGAAAATATTATCTTAATTACTTTACATCGTAGAGAAAATCACCATTGGATGGATAAATGGTTTGAAGAAATTGAAAAACTTGCAATTGAATATCCACACTACACATTTGTATTACCAATTCATCCAAATCCAAATGTAAAGAAACATAGACATATTCTGAAAAATGTAACCGTGGTAGAACCAATGGAGCATACTCATATGATTAACACTCTAATTAAATCAAATCTAATCATTTCAGATAGTGGTGGATTGCAAGAAGAAGGTTCATTCTTCAATAAGAAAGTAATCGTATGTAGAAAAACAACAGAAAGACCCGAAGGTATAGAAACAGGTCATTTACATTTATGTGATTCTCCAAAAGATTTGAGTGAATTATTTGGAAAACTAATAGAAAATCCTTATATTAGTGAAAATTGTCCCTATGGTGATGGTTTCACTTCTGATAAGGTATTAAACATTTTAAGAAATGAATAAATTTGATACAGATTTTGATTATTACACTAATTTGATTAAATCAGATACTAACTTTGCTTATGCAAGATATGCAGATGGTGAAGTTCAGTTAATGAGAGGTAATCCAATAGGTAGTAATTCACAGGCATTTATGGTAGACAAATGGTCTGCTCCAAGTGGAATGACTCCAATAGGAGAACAACTTTTAGAATCATTAAATCATAGTGAAGAAAATTACCACTTCGCAATATCAGGTAAAAGTGATAGTATTTCTGATTATGAATTTTTGACTGAAAAAATACCAAATAAAAATCTAACATTTGCTAATTTGTGGATAAATGCAAATTATCAAAAAATGAAAGAGTTTTATAAAAGTATAGATAAAGAAATTTATTTGATTTGTAATCATAGAGCACAACCTCAAAACTTCCCATTCAAAGTAGCAGAAATATTCCCATTTCCAGATGATTGTATTTCTTATTTCATGGAGTTGGGAGAAGATTATATAACTCAACTAATAGATTATGTTAGTCAGATAGAAAATAAAACATTCTTTGTATCAGCAGGACCTGTTTCTGAAATTTTGATTCATAGAATGTATGAAGCAAATCCAAATAATCAATATATTGATTGTGGTTCATCTTTAGATGAATTTGTACATGGTAGACCAACAAGACCTTATATGAACCCACAATCTCAGTATGCTAACGATAAATCAAGTTTTTAATGGAAAATAAAATATTAGTAACAGGTGGTAAAGGTTTGGTTGGTTCTGCACTCGAAGCAGATGTAAAAATCGGAAGAGAATATGATTTAACCAATACCAATGAAACCAGAAAAATGTTTGAGTATCATCAACCAACTCATGTAATTCATTGTGCTGGTAAAGTTGGTGGTGTTGGTGGTAATATGAATCATAAGGGAGAGTATTTTTATGATAACATTATGATGAATACCAATGTAATTGAAGAAGCACGAAAAAGTGGTGTTAAGAAGTTAGTATCTTTTTTATCAACTTGTGTATTTCCTGATGATGTGGAATACCCACTTACTGAATCAAAAATTCATAAAGGAGAACCTCACTTTTCAAACAATGCTTATGCTTACGCAAAGAGAATGGCAGATGTTCAAATAAATGCATATAGAGAACAATATGGAGTAAACTACACTTCAGTAATACCAACGAACATTTATGGTCCTAACGATAACTTCTCATTAGTTCACGGTCATGTAATGCCAATGTTGATTCATAAGATGTATAACTCAATGAAGACTGGTGAAGATTTTGTAGTATGGGGAACTGGTAAACCACTAAGAGAATTTATCTACTCCAAAGATATTGCAAAACTAACAAAATGGGTATTGGAAGAATATGAAGAAACCGAACCTATTATCTTATCTACATCACATGAAATTAGTATTAGAGATTTGGTAGATTTGTTAGTACAAGAATTTAACTTCAAAGGTAAAGTTATCTTTGATGACACAAAACCAGATGGTCAATTTAGAAAACCATCAGATAACTCAAAAATTAAAAAGTATTTACCTGATTTTGAATTTACACCAATCGAAGTTGGTATTAAAGAAACGGTAAATTGGTTTATAAACAATTACGAAAATGCAAGAAAGTAAAAGAGCAATAATCACAGGTATAAACGGACAAGATGGTTCGTATTTAGCAGAAACTTTATTAGATAAAGGTTATGAAGTTTGGGGAACCGTAAAGAGAAATTCCGTTGCAGAGAATCAAACATCAAGATTGGATACAACTTACGATAGAATCAAACACAATCTTCAGTATGTAGATATGACTGATTTAGCATCTTTGATTAGAATTGTTAAAGAAGCACAACCAGATGAGATTTACAACTTAGCAGCACAATCTCATGTTAGAATTTCATTTGACCAACCAATTTACACAGTTAATACAACTGGTGTGGGTTCATTGAATTTGTTAGAAGCAGTTAGAATGGTAAAACCAGATACTAAAGTTTATCAAGCATCTTCATCTGAAATGTTTGGTAACCAATTAGATGATGATGGTTTCCAAAGAGAAACAACTCCAATGCATCCTGTATCACCTTATGGTTGTGCAAAGGTATTCGCATATAATATCAGTAGAAACTATCGAAACTCTTATGATATGTTTGTTTCTAATGGTATCCTATTCAATCACGAATCACCTCGTAGGGGTTCAAACTTTGTAAGTAATAAGATTGTAAAAACTGCAGTTGAAATTCAAAAAGGTTTGAGAGATGAATTAAGGTTAGGTAACTTAAAGGCAACGAGAGATTGGGGTCATGCAAAAGATTATGTAGAGGCAATGTGGATTATTCTACAACAAGAAAAAGCAGATGACTTTGTATGTGCAACTGGTATTTCACATTCGGTTGGTGATATGGTAGAATATGTCTTTGGCAAGTTAGGAATGGATTGGACTAAATATGTAAAGAAAGACCCAAAGTATTTCAGACCAGAAGAATTGGAAGATTTGAAAGGTGATAGTACTAAGTTAAGAGAACTAACTGGTTGGGAACCAAAATATAGTTTTGAAACTCTTTTAGATGAAATGATTGAATTTTGGAAAAATGAATTATAATGGAAAATTTATCTTTATTAACATATACACATTCTAAAGCAAGGGATTTACACAAACCATATTATGAAAGAATTTTGAAGTTTTTTCCTGATATGAAAAACATATATTTCAATTGTAATGAAGAAGTTGGTTATGGTGAAACATTTATTTATGATGATAACGATACTCATTCTAAACAAATGGTAGATGCATTAAAAAGAATACCAACCGATTATGTTATATATTCACAGGAAGATTATATTCTTTTTGATTATGTTAAAGTAGATGAATTACAAAAATGTATTGATGTTTTAGAAAATGATAGTGAAGTTGCATTTATTAGACTAATTCATAGTGGTTTAGGAAATGGTTCGGTAAAATATAATGATAATTTTTATCATGTAGACCCAAATTCAGAATACTACTTTTCAACACAAGCAACTGTTTGGAGAAAAGACCACTTAATAAAAATGTATGAATTATCAAATGTAAAAATGATATTTGATGAACCAAATAACTCACCATTTCTTAGAGAAGTTTCTGCTAAAGGATTATATGAAATTAAAAAAGGTAAACGAGTTGGAGGTCATTTTAATTCATGGATTTATCCATATACAGCAACTGCTATTGTTAAGGGTAATTGGAATTTAAGAGAATATCAAACTGAGTTGGATATATTATTTCAAGAGTATGGAATAAATCCATTAGAACGAGGTATATTTTAGGAGATGAAAGCATGTGTATTACTTTCAGGTAAAATAAGAAATGCTAAAGATTGTTTTGATTCTATAAAAAGTAATCTTATAGATATCTACAATGCCGATGTTTTTATATCCACATGGACTACTGATGAAAAAGATGATGTTACTATTGATGAATTGGCAAAAATGTATTCACCCAAATCAATAGATGTAGAAAAGTTTGATGATGAATTGGTAAATTTGTTTGATAAAAATGTAAAACCTTTTAAGAATAATACATACGGTATTGAAACAAGACCTTTATTTGTATTCTTAATGTATTATAAAATGATGAGAGTAAATAGGTTAAAAGAATCTTATGAAACTCTTATAGGTAAAAAATATGATATTGTAATAAGAACAAGATTTGACTTAAAAATAGATAGTAAAGTTGAATATATTATACCAAATGAGAATCAAATTTATATACCAAAAGGTTGGGATTGGAGAGACGGTTATAATGATTTATTTGCAATAGGAAATAGTTACAGTATGGGTTATTATTCTAATCTATATTTTAGTTTAGTAAATATGTTAAAATCGGGTCATGTATTACATCCCGAATTGTTACTTAAATCTCATTTAGACAGAGGTGGTTTTGAAATGATAAGACCAAAAATGGATTTATCACTTAGAGGAATAAAAGTACATGAAAAAAAAGTAGTATATTAGTATGAAAGTTAAATTAGTAATTTTTGATTTAGATGGTGTTCTTGTTGAAGCAAAGAATATCCACTATGATGCACTTAATGAGGCATTGGGTGAATATGCAATTAGTTGGGCAGAACACCTATCAACTTATGATGGTTTGAAAACAAATCAAAAATTAGAAATGTTAAGTGAAAGAAAAGGATTACCAACTGAACTACATACTGATATTTGGGAAAAGAAACAAAAACTAACTTTACAAAAACTGAAAGAGTTAACACCAAATCAAACTTTACAATCAGTAATGAACGCATTAGTTGAAGATGGTTATAAAGTGGCAGTATGTTCTAATTCAATCAGAAAGACGGTATTGACTGTTCTTTCAAAGTTGGGTATTATGGAGTTTATGGATTACATTATCTCAAACGAAGATGTACAAAATTCCAAACCACACCCAGAGATGTATTGGAGAGCAATTTCAAAGATGGGATGTTTACCCGAAGAAACTTTGATTGTAGAGGATTCACCTTATGGGTTACTTGCTGCATCTCGTTCTAAAGCACATATTCTTAGAGTTAAAAACCCAACCGAAGTAACTTACACAAATATATTTAAGAAATTAACAGAAATAGAAATGGGAGTAACAAACGATAAACCAAAGTGGGAAGATAAAAAACTAAATGTACTTATCCCTATGGCAGGAGCAGGAAGTAGATTCCAAAAAGCAGGATATACTTTCCCTAAACCATTGATTGATGTAGATGGAAAACCAATGATTCAGGTTGTGGTAGAAAATCTAAACATAGAAGCAAATTACATATATGTAGTTCAGAAAGAACATAGAGAACAATATAATTTAGATACTTTACTTAATCTAATCACACCTAATTGTAAAATTGTTGAAGTGGATGGTTTAACCGAAGGAGCAGCATGTACTGCATTACTCGCAAAAGAATATATTGATTCTGAAAATCCTCTATTCTTTGCAAACTCAGACCAATTTGTAGAATGGGATTCAAATGAGTTCTTCTACAAAATGAATGAGAATGATGCGGATGGTGGTATTCCAACATTCAAAGCAACTCATCCTAAGTGGTCATTTGCTAAAATTGATGAAGATGGTTTTGTGACCGAAGTACAAGAAAAAAATCCAATTTCAGATTTAGCAACTGTTGGTTTCTACTATTGGAAACATGGTTCTGATTTTGTGAAATATGCAGAAGAAATGATTGAACAAAACATTAGAGTAAATAATGAGTTCTATGTTTGTCCTGTTTACAACAACGCAATCAAAGGTGGTTTGAAAGTAAGAACTTTTGATGTCCCAAGAATGTGGGGATTAGGAACACCTGAAGACTTAAAAAGATATTTAGAAAGTTATGGGAAATAGAATAACATTTGTAATACCTTGTAGAAGTAATCTACCATATCTACAACAAGCAGTAGGTTCAATCGAAGAACACTATGGTGATTCACATGATGTGGTAATCTTAGATGATGCATCTGATGATAATAGTTGGGATTGGATTACTGAATACTCTGAAGGTAGAGACAACATAATTACTTATAGAAACGATAGTGGTGATAGAGTTGGACATACGGTATTATATGATGTTGGATTCAAATTAGCAAAAACACCAATCGTATCTATTCTACACTCGGATATGGTGGTAACTCCAAACTATGTTCAGAATATGTTGAAACAACTCAAACCTATGAGTGTAGTTTCAGCAACTCGAATTGAACCACCACTACATCCACCTGGTCCTGAAAAGTATGTACAAAACTTTGGATTAGAAGTAGATGAGTTTTCAGAACAAAAAGAAAACTTCCTAAACTTTGTATCACAAAAAGAAGAAGAAAATAAGGATAGAACTACCAAAGGTATCTTTGCACCTTGGATGATGTACAAAGAAGATTTCGTTTCTATTGGTGGACATGATTTCTTATTTGCACCAATGGAGTTGGAAGATTCTGATATCTTTAATAGATTTCACTTAAATGGATATGATTTGATTCAAAGTAGAGATGCGTTTGTATATCATATGACTTGCAGAGGTAGTAGATTCAAAGATGGAATTGAAATAGAAAAAGAGATTCCACTACCTGATGGTACAATTTGGTACAAACCAAAAGATTCGGAAGAATACACTATCCTCAGACAACATAAGTTTAGAGAGTGGTGGAGAAAATGGCATTGTGATGTATTACATGATGATTTAATGATGCCAATCGTTCCTAAAAGATATGATACTGGATTTGTAGTTAAGAATTGTAATACTCAAGTACTTTCAATCTTAGAACCTTGGTGTGATACTATCTATGTAGATTGTGAGTATAAAAACTATATAGATATTGAAAATGAAAAATCAGAGTATGATATATCGGAATCGGTTAAACCGTATGATAATGAAAAAAACAATAATGTACTCATTTCATTTGATGCCACTAAGTTAACAAATCAACACTTTACGGAATTTATTAAAAAACTACCATTTATAATTGAAGAAACTGGTGAGGTAGGTTCTTTCAACTATGATATTTTTCAGATTGATATCGTTGAATTAAATCCTATTGATATGATTAAACCACATTTCAAAAATATATTTTGATGACTAAGAAAACACTTGTATGTATTCATATTATGCCAAATGAGTTGGAAATGTTTCAACGATTTATGGAAAGGTATAGAATTGCATTGTTTCACGCAAAAGATTATGATGTTACAATAAAAGCAACCTTAAATCTAAATCCAAAGTTGACCGATTGGAATAAAAGTGAATTAAAACAAGATTACTTTATGGAAAAATTCACAAACGAATTTGCCTATAAAGGAATGAAAAACATAAATCAAATTATATTAGATGATTCACTATGGGGAACAACTCAACAAAAACGAGAGTCAATAAAAATAGATTACTTTGACCAATTTATTTTTGTAGATAGTGATATCGCACTTCACGAACATCAACTATTATATCAGTTAAGAGCATCTGAAAAGTTAGATGGTAAATATATAATATCTCCATCAATACCAAAGTGGTGGGATAGAAGTTGGGATTATTTAGTTGGGGAAGGTCTAAAAGATACTCCTGCTTTAACACAAGAAACAGTTGATAAAGTATACACACAAACTCCAACTAAATTAGTTATGAGACAAATACCAACTATTAAATTTGGTTGTGGTATGCATACTTTATATTCAAAAGAGTTTTGGCAATTTATAGGAATACCAGATTCTTTGGGAGGTTATGGTCCAGAAGATACAATTGGTATGATGAGAGCAATAGCAGCAATTCAAAAAGGTCATGATATAAAACAATTTGTATTAGATGGTGTATTTATAACGGAAGATGTTATTAATAGAGAACCTTCATTCAAAGATAAAATAGTTTCGATAGGAAATAAAGACCAACAAGCAAAACGGGGAAAGGAGTTAATTAGACAAGAAGTGTCTAACTTCATACAAACTCTTTGATTTACTCAAAACTTGATATTTATACCAAATAGGTTTCGTTAATAAGTTATTAGAATAATTTAATTAAAGAAATTTATTATGGCATTTAAGGACATTTTTAAGGATTCAAACGATATCAACGAAAAAAATGTAGTTGGGTTCGCAGCATTCGCAGTTATGGCACTATTCGCAGGAGCAGATGTAGTAACTGGTATTATGGGAAAGGATTTAGTTATCGATGATACTATCTTCAATTCATTTGTTATTATCGTATTAGGTTCTTTCGGAATCGATGGAGCAACTAAAATATTTAGTAAAAATAAAGAGTAAAAGATATAACCCTCCATTTGGGGGGTATTCTTTTATACCTTAAACAAAAGACTATTATATTTATCTTTAGATAATTAAGGTAACTGATATGGAAAAATTAAAAAAATATATCGTTGAAAATTATGATGGACAATTCACTTGGAACGAATTAGTAAGTGAAGGCATTCCTAAGTTGTTTTTGAAGATTGAGGCGGTTAAAAAAGAAATTGAAAGATTGGAGGCTGAAAGAAAGAAAGCAGTACAACCTTGGAAAACCGAAAAAGACCCAAAGAAAAAAGAACAAATCTTAGGAGTACTTAGAGACTTAACTAAGAAGATTAATGCAAAACAAAAAAATCTAACACAATTGTTAGACATGGAGGATAGGTATATTTCTCAGATGTCTGCAGATGCAGAGTTAGATACTAAAATGTTTGAAGACATTGATATTGGTCATAAAGATAATGAACCTGGAATGTTAAGAGCAGATTTAAGTATTATCGAAAGATATGCTGAAGAATTGGGTGAAATGATGAGAGATTTTGATGAAATGGAAGAAGATATTGATTTCCCTCATTGGTGGCAAGCAAAAATAATCAAAGCAAAAGATTACATCGTATCAGCAAAACATTATCTAAGAGCAGAATTAGATAAGATGGACGGTAATATACAAAATAAAGATAAATAATAATGCAACCAGAATCAATCTACGCAGTAATCATCACACTTATCACAGTATTGGGTTCAGCAGGAGCTTGGAGATACTATGAAAAGCGTGCGCAAGAAAAGAAAGAAGAAGATGATTACATCAAAGATGATTGTGCGAAGAGAATAGATAGATTAGAAGAACTCTTAGAAAGAAGTTCAAGAGAAAAGGATGAACTTAGAGAGAAAATCTTAGAACTTACCAAAGATGTAGCCGAATTGACTATCAAAGTGAAATATTTAGAAATGGAAAACAAAAGATTATTAGAACTTAATAATCAGATTCTA